CCGTAATATTTACGCCGTTGTATGAATAAAGCGTAAGCATACCTCCCGACTCGTAAATATACATTAAGTCATTAAAAATTAATTCATCAAGTCCTGCGATTGAATTAGCAGGATCTACAAGACACAAATGGCTATCAAACTCTATATAGCGGTTAGCTGGGTTTCTTGCTAATTTAGATGAAGATATAGTGCCGGTCATAATATTAGCGCCATTTATTTGTGTCGTACCATGTCCTATTAAATCGCTAAATGTTACGACACCCGTGAAAGCGACGTTCGTAGATGATAAATAAATGCCTCTTGATGAAAGAAAAATGGTACTGGATGTTCCATAATTTGAAGCAGAAAGTGTCAATCCATCAAAATTAAGTTCAATCGAACTTACCCTTCCGTTAATTGATATAACAGAAGCGGACAATGATGAAGCTGTTTGTTGTAAGCTTGATATATTGCCTTCGGCAGAGGTAATTTTAGATGACAAACTTGACGCAGTCTGCTGAAGTGTTGAAATGTTTCCTTCGGCATCAGAAATGCGCGTCGTTAACCCAGAAGCAGTTAGTGTAAGAGTAGATATATTGCCTTCAGCAGATGTAATTCTTGTTGCAAGACCTTCAGCTGTCAGTGCAAGTTCAGCAACATTACCATTTGTATCTTCGATTTTTGAATATACAGGTTTGTTTATAAGACTGACACATTCTGGACTTAGATTGTCAAAATCTATATTATTTAAAGTGTCTTCAAGCGTTCTACGCAGCTTAACATTTTCGTCTTTAAGCTTTTGTACCTCTGTTCTGAGATTTTCAATCTCCTGTAAATTGTTCGCCATCGTATGAATGTTTCAACTCCATATAATAGACAGTGACATCACCGCTGCCCTCAAACTTAATCTTGTGGGCATGCGAAGTTGTCATACGAAGCATTACGTTGAGAACTTTGTCATAGTTCTTGTCTGCCGTATAATCGAGTATCTTTATGCTTGTACCGTCGAGTTTATATAGGTAAGCCTTTATGTTAGAGTCTGCAGCCATCTTCACATACACAGACATCTTGTGAAGCCTTTTCAGATCTATCTGTCTGCCAGCGAGTAAATCGGTTGTGAAGTGCCAGCTGTCGGACTTTGTAGTGGTCGAGAGTTTATATATCTTCCCTGTGGTGGTTAAAGCGTAAAGGTTTCCGGAATATTCTGCAAAAGCGATTACTGTTTCGCCTAAGTCTATAACGCCCCACGCTCTTGTCTGCGCGTTGTATACATAGATTTTACTGTTTAAATGAACGTAGTACTCTCCGTTATAGCTTCCACAGACCGCATTTTCAAAGTTCGATATGCCGAGTTTATCGGAAATCTTCACAGGATAAGCGCCGGTATATGCATAAACAGCATCTTGCGAACAGAAGTACAAAACACCTTCAACTTCATGAACCGTTCGCTGACCGATTGTACCTATGCTCGTTATATCAACGATTCTGAACGGGTTTTTATTATTTGTAATCATCTGCATGAAGTCGCGTTTAAAGATGATTACTCGCCCGTCATAAGTAGTTATAGCTACATGATCGCCGCCAGCTTTGGTGTTTGATTTGGTAGTTGATACCCACGCATTAGAAGCGAGCGACTCGTCAGCGGTGTCAAGGTCCCACATTGTGTAGTCGTTGAATCCGGACGCATACACCCTGTCGTCGTCAATTCCGAACAATCTTGAAAGATGAACTGTTGCTTTCTTGATGTTCGGCAGCGGATTTCCGGGCGCGTCAAGCGAAGATAAATTGAAGTTCGCTGACTGGTCGTAGTCCATTGACAGTTTATCTGGGAATATGAGTATCTTCTTTTGAAATGTGCCATCAAGGATTTCGTCTGGGTCCGTATATACGTTGAACTGGACTACAGAACGCTCATAATCGTCTGCAGATGTAGCACCGCTTGACTTTATAACGCCTGTATATGTGTTCGAGCCTTTGATGTAGTCGACTTTGATCTGGTTGCTATCTCGATAAATAACGAGTAGAAAGTCTTTAAATCCGAACATCGAGATAGGATTAGTGTATCCGGATTTAAAAACCTCCGGCTTGTTTGCCGGAACAATGGTCGGGAGCATTGATATTGATATGTTCTTTGCGTCTGTAAGCTCACCGCTGTCGATCTGGTTGAGCTTATTCAGTCCGCCCCACATTGTCTTTACAGTCGCATACCGCTTGGCTGCCTGCGGAATGTAAGAGTTAAGATAGCGAAAAGTATCGTTTTTGCCCTTTTTACTCGCCATATCTGCTGTTCCTCTTCATAATCCACACCTTGAACGATTCAAGCTGCGTATTATAATCGGCAAGCCATTTCGCTGCCATAACGTCATCGTTGGCTATCTTGTAAAGCTCTCCGCGTATCTTCGCCGCAAGCATTTCGAGCCACTCGTAAGGGAGATATATGTATTCTGAAGTTTCCTCTGCGATCTTAGGTCTCACGCGATACACAACATTAATTTTGTCATACGGCATTTTGCATCTGATTCTAACGACAGAGTTTGCGCTGTCGTAGTAGTAAATGTCTTTGTCAGGTATCGTAAATGCCGTTGTAACACTTGCTTTTGTAAGTTCTTCACCGTCGATATAGATTTTAACTATGTCGTCGTACTCGACAGGTGCCTGCTCTAAAGTTACCTCTATATCATCGAGATAAAGATCGCCGTCTGTTTCAACTTCAGAATGTGAATATTGTTCAATAAGTTCTTTGTAGAGAGTCTGCTGGACGATATTTACCCATTTTAAGTAGAACTCGTCTTCAATTCTGGTTATTACGTCAGCTTCCGATTCTATTTGTTCAATTAAAGAGGATATCGACACATTGCTGTTGTACATTAAAATATCCTCCTTAACCTTATTTGCTTCTTTTTGATTGATTTGTGCCAGTAGTACTGGTACGCTTTATTTGCTTTGTAAAGGAAGTCGGTCTTTCTGTCAGCGTTTCCTGTCTTCAGGAATATGATGTTGTTCAGAATTGCATCTGAATACATATCGTAGACGTTTGAGCCGTCGTTCACACTCACAAGCTCCGTATATTCACCGTCGCACACGTATTTGTCGCCAAACGTTGTGATAAGCTCTGTTACAGTATCGTTGAAATAAGCGACAAATTCTTTCGGTGATAAAGGAGCCGTGAGGCAAACACGGTCATATAGAGCGATTGTATTCATGCTACCCTCCATGTTAGCCTCACGGCTGTACTTAGGTTATATTGTTGTTATGCAACGCAGTTCTGGATTTCTACGCAACCGCCGGGGTTCGTGCAGATAAGGTTACAGTACTGGACAAGCAGCGCACGATAACGCGGATAGTTTTCCATGCGCACGAATACGTTAGCATCCTGCTCGTCGGCGAATGTAATGTCGGTGGTGTGGAACTCGAACTTGGAAGTATCGACACACCATGCTTTGCCGGCAGGTATGAACGGCTCGTTGACGATTTCGACCTTCTTGTTACCGACAACGACCTTGTAGCCTGCAGCGCCGCCTTCGTACATTGCGTTCTCAACGATTGTTACGTTGGATTCACGCATGTAGTTCTGGTATGCGAGGAACGCGTCGTCCGACATCATGACAAGGTCGATGTTCGTGCCCTTGATTCTGCGAGCCTGCTCAACCGCCTGATACAGAACGATATCGGTCAGTTCGCCGTCAGCGTTAACAACTTCGGGAAGAATCCACGAGTTGCCGGACTTAGTAACACCGTAAAGCGATGGAACATTGCTATCGAAAATAGCCTTAAGACCGGTCACTTCGTAGTTGTACGAACCCTGAAGCGTAATGAATCCGCCGTGAGTGGTTTTGACTGCGCTATCCACAGTGATTGTCTTATTCCCTCTGTCGACGTTAACAATCCTTACAGGTCCGCCGGTAGTGACGCGAGTAACAGTGCCGCCGTCTACGTTGTAAATGTCTATGTACAGACCGACCATTACGTTCTCGATGGTATCGATAGCAAATGTTGCGGTGTTGTTTATGAGCGACGAGAAGGTTCCGAGTATACCGGTTCCATCGCCAAACAGCGAACGAGCGAGGTTCCACTTTGCGGCATCGTATGCACCACGGATTTCACGGTCAAGCAGCGTAACAGTAGCGCCGTCCGGAGTCTTGCCGAGTTTGATTGCCATGTCGGTGATCTCGACGTTCGCATACAGCGCTACGGGATTGATCGTGAAGCTCTCATAGCGCTGTCCGCCAGGTGTAGGTACCGCGCTGAGTTCGCTACCGAATCCTACGCCGCCGTTAGCGCCGAGTTCTGCTGATGCCACAATGTTGAACGCTTTCAACGGAACTTTCTTGACCTTTTCAAGGAAAGGTGAAGGCTCAATGTTTATAAGTCTGTTCCATACAGGAAGGTAATAATTTTTCAGCACCTCAGATGCGTATGCAAGTGCCTGCATCGCCATTTATTCATTTCTCCTTTTTGTTTCGATTACTTCAATCGCTTCCTTGCGAGTGCAAATGCGTCTCCCCATCCTTTGGGTTTCTCTTCAGGCATCGCAGCGGCGTTTGACATTCCTGAGCTTGCGGTTATTTTAGGAACATTCTGATTCTTTTGTGCTATTTCCTGCGCGCGTTTCGTTTCGATTATCCGCATTGCTTCAGGATTCTGTAGCGCCTGCGACGCTATTTCTTCAGGGGTAGGCTGTCTCTGGTTGTTCACCGCCTTGATTCCCTTGTTAATGAGTGCAGCGATTATAAGCTTTCTCTGAGGGTCAAGGCTTTCAAGTTCCGGAGTTCTCTGTATCACTCTATCAATGCCCTCAAGGTCGTCCATGATAGGCTGGAACTCCGGCGACGAAGCAAGTGCGTTTCGCGTTGCTTCATATTCAGCTGATTTTGCCTGCTGCTGGAAATACTGAATCGCGGGATTGATTTCTTTCAGTATCTGTTTCTTTGTATACTCTGCCATCGCAGAGTTATACTCAGCCAGACGCTGCGCCCGCTCTTCGTCGGAGAGATACTCAAAACCGTCGATCGGGAATTCGGGCGGTTCGAGCACTTCATCAACGATAGTATTTTCTGCAGCTTGCGACTGCTGCTGCATGGCAGCTTCCAATTCAGCGAGCCTTGCTTTAAGCTGTGCGTTTTCCTGCTGTGCCTTCTGATACGCTTCAGTTGCTGTGAGGATAGCGTCAAGCGTATTCGGCTCAACAGTAGGCTGCTGCGAAACTGCCTGTCCAGCGGTCTGGTCTTCCGGAGGAACATTCTGTTCTACGGCAGGTTCCTGAACGGGAGCCTGTTCTTCAGCCTGAGTTTCAGGTGTTTCAGGCTGAAGAATTTCGTTTTCTGTAGGTTCTGCCTGTTCTTGCGCGTCACCACGTGCAAGAATTTCTGGTAGGACATCGTTTAAAGTCTTAGCCATATATATCACCTGGTGCAGCTATCGCTGCGCCCTGTCCTCCTCCTAAAATTTGTTGTTTTGCAATGAGTTTTTGAGCTATTGCCGCTTCGTGTTCTTTCATGTGTGCGAAGAATCGAGCGCAATACTCAGGATTCTTGCTCTGAATTATGCGGAATTTCATCTGAAGAATGAACTTTTTGTGCTCATACAGATGAATGTCGTCGTCGTCATATTCACCACGCTGTGGAATAACGCCGTTAAGGAAGAATGTATTCTCTCTCTGAGCTGTCTGACGCTGCAAGTCTTCAACACCCATCATGTCTGAATACCTGCCGAGTTTCATAAGTTCGAGGAACTTGGTAGTTATCTCGCGAGGTATTGTGCCGTCAGCGTCACGGAACAGTCCCATATTCCACGCTTCGATAAAGTTCTGGCGCTGTTTTTCCTGTGAAAGAATAAGCTCGTTTTCGGTGTCAAACTCGATATCAAATGAATTGATATCGTCAGAACACCATGTAAGTACGCCGCCTACGTCGTTTGAACCTGCGATCTGGCATACACGATAACCGGTCATGTGCTCCTTGTATATCTTCAGCCATAGGATCGCAGTCTTTCTTACGCTTGACCGGATATTTTCAGTGGTAAGCGAAAGTCTTGTGCTGTCTATCTGCCGCAGATTTTCAATTGCTACGCCGGAATCGACTCCGGGCGGAGTTGCGCCGTATACCATAAGCTGTGATACACCGGCTACATACTCCATGTCATTTTTCAATGACTGATACTGCGACAGTGTAGACTGGTCGAGCGGTGCTCTCTGTAATGGCTGAGGCGGCTTGCTGTCTTTCTGATACTCGAGTATAGCATTTGGCGGGATACCGTTTTCGATATACTCGTCTATGTCTATAAGCGAGCCTTGCTCAACAACAATTGCGTTTGATGCTATGTTCTGGACGTGCTCCAGTATCTTATTGCAAACAGCATTGTAAGCTCTCTGCAGCGGTATAAGGTCCTGAATCACGCTTTTGCCGTAGAATTGACCGACGACTATCTTGCTCTTAATGGCTACGAGAGGTATCTGCTCATACGGCATAGGACCGTAATATATAAGCTCGTCACCGATTATGATGATTGTGCGCCCTTCCGGGAACGCTCTGGACTTGCGTTCGAAGTATGTAATGACAGTTTCGCTGTTTTCAACCGTCTGTCTGGATAAACCAAATACTGAGTTTTCTTGCCCGAGTCCGCCTGCTGCCGCGATAGGTGATAAAACATATGTCTGGCATTGCCTGCCGTCAACTTTAATGTTGTAACGGTCGTATATCTCTTCGACCGTCATGATCTGCTCGATGATTATGTCGTGCTGGTCTTCTACCTCCTGTTTGTAGAGAGATTCCGGGAAAACTTCATAGGACGAAAGCACGCCATAATTGAGATCGCCTTCATAAATAGTTTCAGTTGTACGTGTTTCCTCGCCGTTTTCGTCGACTTCTACGCGCTCTATCCGCGCAACTTCGGCTCCTTTGCTCGTGTCCCACCATGAAAGGATGAACGATGTGCCGGTAAGCTCTGCCCACGGTATGGCAATGTCAGATAATTTTGAATTAAAATTGGTATGCGACTGTGTATATCGCAGCAGTTTTGAGGATATATCCGCTTTTTCCCAGTCTTCAATCTCGCTTGTGCGCGGATTGACGGTCATTGCGTACTTTACTGTGCGGATATTGGCGAGTCGCGTCTCGATAATAGGCGCTATTCTGTTAAAGACTCCGCGTTCTGAATAATCAAAAAGCGGCTCTATAGTCTCGATTTCGCCCGTGTGGACATTTATATCACAGTATTGGTGCCCGTAAAGGAAGTTCGCATTTAAAAGCCACTGAGCTTCAAATGTACGGCGTTCTGATCTGCGTTTTTCAAGCTTTTGTTTGATATCTGCAACGATATCGTCTTTGTAAAGCTCGTCACCGTTGAAACTGTATCCTACTGGCGTCTCTTTACCTTCTGTGGTTTCTCCTGATTTGCCGCTGAACAGGCGGCGAAAACCGTCTATTATATTCACTTACGCCGCCCTCCTGTCAGATTTATGCCATCAAGTACAGATCTGCGTGTATGGTGTCGCCAGCGGCAACATTTGTTGCTGTCACTTTGAGAGCAAAAGTGCCTTCCTCAGCGTCTTTGGTGATCTCAACTTTGGTTATCGCCCTCGGCGCACCTGCGTTAGACAGAACGAATATACCGCCGACAGAATCGTACTCGCCGTCAAGTTCGATTGT